ATGCCGGTCAGATGCATGTAGACCTGCATCTGCGCGTAATGACGCGGTTTCGACGCCTGCACGCCCCTGGCGGTCAGATCACCAAAGCTCTTGATTGAATGCGTTTTGAACTCGACGACATGCCAGGTCTTTGGCGCCTCGAGCAGACCGATGGCGGCGGCATCCAGCGATCCGCCGAAATGCCCGCCATGGGCGCTGACGGTAAACTGCTTGCCGGTAGCCGGATCGACTTCGAGCACACTCGCGCCGGTGGCGCGCAGATTGCGCACGAGACGCGCTTCCTCGAGCTGGCCGGTCTCGAACAGTCGCAGCATACGGCCCTCGAACCGCGCCCGTGTCACCCATCGAAAATCGAACCACAGCGCGCGGTTGCAGGATTTACCGATGAGTGACGCGCCGAGATGGCTACGAAAGCCGTCGCCCTGCTGCGCCTCGTAAGCCGCGTAGATCGCCGTCAATGTCGGCGTCGGGAGAGAGGGAAGGGGAGCCATCATAGCGTCTCCCCGGCGATACGTTGCTGCGCCTGCGCAAGAACCTCGCGCCAGCTGTCCTCGTCGTGACGCTCGCGCAGCACCTCGATGACGGCGCTTTTGAAACGATCCTTGCGGTTCGCGCCGAGGGAGGCGGTGAGTTCGGCCCGGGTGCGCTGCATGTGACGCAGCGCGGATTTGGCGCGGTGGAACCAGTCGGGATCGATGGGCCGAACGCCAGCCTGTCGTTTCAGATCGGCGGTGGCGATCTGGGTACGGATGCTTGCGATGGCGTCGTCGAGCTCGACAATCTGTTCGCGAACATCAGGGAAAGCGACCCCGTTCGCGGGCCTCACGGCCGCGTTAGACATGCCAGTCATGTGACACTCCGAAGTAGGGAAGAAGCACCGCCTGTCGCCCTCGATCAGGCGGCGTGGGTCACCTCAGCGGTCAGCTGCGATACCGCCACGGCGTGGAGGGCTCGCCCTGTGGCGCGGTCATTGGCGCAGAAACGGGCGCAGCGGCGGGCGCAGGGCGCGTCGGCGGATAAGCTATTGCGGCGTCCTTCTTTTTGGCTACATAACGAATGCGATTGCGCGCGCCGTAACCGTTCTTCGGCGGCTCGACGGTGACTACGATCTCCATCGGGATCAGATGGAGTTCTTCCGAGTCCGTGATGGCGATGCGACCCGTCGCATGGCAAATCGCCGACAGGGAACGTTTCGCCATTTCGACGGTTTGCGGATTGGGGTTGATCAAATTAAGCTGATCGAAGAGCTTTCGGCCCTGATACCCGCCCTCGACAATGTCGAGCATGAGCCAGAGATATTGTCCCTGACCATTACGCGTCGCCCGCATCTCGCTCTCGACAATCTGCGCGCGGTAGGTGCCCGCAGGCAGATTTTCGAAAGGCTGAAGCGGATCGATCCCGGTGGCGTCAAAAGTTTCGTCCAAACGCGCCATAATGTTAACTCCTGTTGAGGCTTAAGGTTTAGGCATGGCGTCCACGAGCGCGGACCATGAGAGCGGAAGAGTGTCGGGCAGGCCGTAACGATTTTTGGCCAGAAATGCGGGACGTTCAGCCGTATGCATCACGCGCTCGCCGCTTCCCAAAGCGCGCGCGATCTTCTTGTTGAACCCGACCTCGGACTTGACGACGCTGACGCGGTAATTGGCGAACAGAACGATGTCGGAATGTTCCTGTAACAGCGCGGCGGCCCGCGTCTGTAGCTTGATCTGATACCGGTCGTAGGGTTCGTGCTCGGGACTATCGAAACGCTTGATGTCGGTATGAGCGATCTGGATGATCGCCATGCCGCGCCTGTCGCGCAGGTCGTTCAGGCGGTCGATGTAATCACGCCAGACGTCGAGCGCGGCGGCGTAACCCTTGCCGTAGCCCGGCTGCTCGATATTTTCCCATTTGTTGACCCGGCACGTTTCGGCCCAGATCAACGGTTCGAGCCAATCGACGCTGTCGATCACCGCTGTACCGATGTCGTGGTCATCGTTGCGCAGGGCATCCAGCGCCTCAGCCACCTCCCCATAGGTTTTTGCCAATGGAAAATGGTTCACCTGTAAGGTGCCGAGACCATCCTCGGTGCAGATAAACGCCGGATTGTATGCGCCGGCGGCGAAGGTGGATTTGCCCACGCCCGCGACGCCGTGGATCAGAATGCGCGGCGGAGTCAGCGCCGTGCTTTTTTTTAGAGATGCGATTGTGATAGCCATTAATCGGACTTTCAGTTGTTGCAGGAACCGCGGAGCGGATAAGGATCTGTGTCGCAGGTGAAGACGAAGTCCTCGCTGGCCATGAGCGTCATGGCCTCGTCGATGCGTCCCGGCTGGGAGGCGCCGGCCCTGACGACGCGCTCGAACAGCGCCTCGAAGGCGCGCACCAGTTCGCGCGTGTGGATCAGGGTCGAATGGATTTTCAGGATCGTCTCGGCGAGTTCCTGCGACGTCGACCCGAGAACGGCCTCATCGAGTTCATCGATCAGGGCGGGGCCGAGCAATCTTTTATAGGCGGCAGGCATGGGCTCCATGCCGAACGCTTGCGCGGACATATCTTTCTCCAGAATGTGAGGGGGTGCGAGAAGCCGGGAGTGACGCCGCCAGGAGCAGCGGTTGCGGTATTTCCGTTTCCGGTATTGTATTTCCGCAAAGTCCCGACGGTTTTCGCCGTTGGCATGCCTTATTTACGGCGAACGATCGAAAGTCGTCGGCGGTTAGCGCAAATAGTCGCGCATCGGCCGAAGTTCCTGCTGCAGGCTCGTTCGCACGTCATAAAGTGTTGTTTTGGGAACCCCGGTCTCGCGCGCAATTTCGCTCATGGTGCTTTCCCGCAGGGCGCAGATGAGTTCCACCTGATGGTGCGGTAGCCGCTCCGTTCGGCGAGACAGATCGATGCGGATATCGGCTGCCTTCTGGTCGAGCGTCAGTGGATCGACCAGTTCGACGGCGTCGATATGCACCGGTGGGTCGGCGCGTCGTTTGGCGGCGTGCATGCTGGCGAGGATGTCGAGTGTTTTGGTGAGGAGGATTCGATCGACGAAGGTCGGCCAGGAAGCGCGCTCTGGATCGAAACAGGTTCGCTTTTCGAGAATGTGCGCAAAAAGCTCCTGCTCGATGTCTTCGACGGCAAGCCCGCCGAGGCCGGGCTTCAGTGCGAGGCACCGGGCGCGGTGGCGGACGTTTGAGACCTCGAATGGGGTGAGGCCGGTGTAATCATTCTGGCTGTTGCTCATGTGGGCGTCGCGAGGTTCGATGCCCGCCTCGAAGGACGGGAACGAGCCTCCACCCGGAGATCTCACGCTGGGTGCAGTCTTTTCGCCAGCCGCAAGGTCGAAAATGACTTTAATTCATATGGTTATGAACTGAAAATATTTTTCGGATTTTTTTGTTGGGGCTGTGAGATCTCACAGAGGACGCGCAGCGGATTAATCCATGATTAACCATAATCTTTTAGAGAATAACGATGAGTGATATTTCTGAGCATCATCCGACAACGAAACTTCCCGTGCGTCGGGAGGAGAAGTCGTCACGCATCGAATTTTTCGATCTGCGTGAGGGGCTGTGCAAATTTCCGCTTGGCGGGGTCAATGATCCGGTTGAGTGGTTTTGCGGAGCAGTGACGGATGTGGGGTCGCCCTATTGTGTGAGCTGTCAACAGATAGCCTACAGTCGTCCTTTGCGCCAGAGATGAACACGAAGGTGTGGCGTCACCCTGGATCACGCTGCATCAAGGGCTTCGGTTACAAATCCAAAATGTCGTAACTGCTCGGGCCACAGATCCGGGAAAGGCTTACGAAGGGACTCCGCGTCCATCGTAACGGGTTGCCGGCCCTCAAGGATTGCGAGTTTGATATCGGGCGACAATTGGTTCAGCCTCAAAAGGCGGAAGACATAGGATGGGCTCAACTTGCGAGCCTTGGCCAAAACTTCGGCGCTCCGATATTTTCCGCTGTCGATCTGCATCTGCCAGAGCTTTGCCTTCGCGAGAGCCCCAACCAGCGCTGGATCAGGTCGACGCCCGCAAGTCGTGGTGGCGAGTCCTTCCGGGGAGACCATGTATTTTCTGCCGCCGTGCCGCCGGAGCGTAACCGGAAGCATGATGGATATGATGTCATTCTGCAGCGAGATGCGCCGCTTCGTCATTTGCGTTCTCCAGTCTTTTGTTCTGTTGATCGAGGGCCCGAACCAGGCCGCTCAATCCGCCAGCGCGGATGCGCATGTCCACAGCATCCGGGTAGATTACGATCGAGTCGAACATCACATTAATCAGACGCTCCTGTTCTTTGGGAAACAGCTCGTTCCAGACCAGACCAAGATGTGACAGGCTCTCTTGCACCTCTGTTGTGGTGACAGACACATCCTCACCGTTGCAACGCCGCCAGACATCAAGGATCATCTCGGGCGCGAGAAAAATGGCCTGCATTTCGGATAGCACCAGATCTTCGATGTCGTGCGCCGCAACCCGCTTTATGTCACAACTGGTACAAATCCCCTTCAGGTAACGTGTCGCGCTGTAATAGCGATAAAGTTTACCGCTGCTTTTTTTGGTATGCACCGGCGTCATTGAACTTGTGCAACCACCACATTTAAGAACGCCGCAAAGAGGGGCGCGCGATTTGCGTCCTACCGTTGGTCTGCGGAGGCGCGGGCTCTCCTGAAGAAGTTCATGCGTCTTGTCCCAGATGATCTGCGAGATAATCGGCGGATGTCGCCCATCGTAAAGTTCACCCTTGTAACGGATTTTTCCAAGGTAGATTGGATTGCTCAGGATCTTGTAGATTGAGCTACGATCGAATGGCGTGCCGCCATACCGCCGTCCGGTCCGCGTGACGCGACGACGGCTCACGATCCCTTGCGCCGCCATTTCCGTTGCGACATGTGCGACGGATTTGAGCGCGATGAAGCTCTCGAAAATCAACCGGACTGCGGCTGAATCTTCTGGCTGGATATGGAGGTTTCGATCGCGTACTTCATAACCGAAGGGCGTAACGCCGCCCATCCACATGCCCTTGCGTTTCGAAGCTGCGAATTTGTCGCGAATACGCTCTCCGATCACCTCTCGCTCGAATTGCGCAAAGGATAGAAGAATATTGAGCGTCAGGCGTCCCATGGAGGTCGTCGTGTTGAATTGCTGCGTGATAGAGACAAAGGAGACCTTGTGCTGATCAAAAACATCGACGAGTTTCGCGAAGTCGGTCAGCGAGCGGCTCAGGCGATCGACCTTGTAGACGACGATCGTATCTACAATGCCAGCCTTGATGTCGGTTATGAGCCGGGAAAGAGCTGGCCGATCCATCGTGCCGCCGGAGAAACCGCCGTCGTCGTAGGAGCCGTTGAGCGCGATCCAGCCTTCATGGCGCTGGGAGGAAATATATGAGGCGCAGGCCTCCCGCTGCGCATCGAGCGAGTTGAACTCCATATCGAGTCCTTCTTCGGTCGATTTACGGGTGTAGATGGCGCAGCGCACCTTTTTCGTCAGGGGGGTCAAAGGCGAGCCTCCTTGACACGTTTGAGGCCGAAGAAGGCGGGCCCGGACCACGCGGCGCCAGAGATGAGCGTCGCGATTTTTGAAAGGCTTTTGTATCGCGCGCCCTGATATTCATAGCCCTCTGCCAAAACGGTCACGCGGTAGTCGACGCCGCGATATTGACGGACGAGAACCGTGCCGATCATCGGCCTGTCGTATTTTTCCGGTTTCTTCCGGCGTCCCTTTTTGGGGGCCAGCTCGCGGGCCTGCTCGACAAGTCTCTCCTCGATCGCCGGATCGACGGCGTAGGCGATTTCCTGGAGGCGGTAGGCGAGTCGGCGGGCGAGGATGGCGCCGTTGGCCTGCGGCGGCTCCTGTTGGTAGACATCGCGCCAAAGCTGTCGCAGGTCTGCCAGTTTCATCTTCGGGAGCGCGGCGACGCGCGCGAGAAGGTCAAAATCCATCTTTTCCTCATTGAACTCAGCGTTTTATCGAGACGCATGAATGCGTGCCGGGCCCTGACAGTCCAGTCATCGGCGGAGTATTTTTCCGTTTAATTTGAGTGGCTTGTCTTGCCCGGAGCCGCAGAACGCCGGCGGCGAGGATCTGGGCGATTTCGGTCCGCCGCGCGGGGCCGGACAGAAGTTTCGGGTGGATCGGATGCATGGTTTGTCCCCACGAAAATCGGCTTCGTGGGGTTATTTACGGAGGCGCCTCAAAAATCGTCGGCCGAATTCACAGCCGGACCCCCGGTCGGCCTTGCGGTCGAACAAAAAGGGAATACGATAGGGCCATCCGAGTTTCCGATCGTTCCCGAACGTGCTGCGCCAGACCGGCGAGAGCGCGACGCCTGACCATTTGGCGTCCGCTCCCGGTGAAGGAGGCGTCGTCATTTTCACAGGCGACGGCCGCTCGGCAGCCACTCATTTTGAGGCGAAACCTATGGCGACTTTTAATCCCCGTCGTTTTGTAAATGTTGAAATCCTGCGTCAGCTCGATCAGGAAAATCTGGTCGTGTTTTTGAAAAAATACGAAAGCTATCTTCTCGAACGAGGCTTTTGTTTCGAGACGAATGAGGATGGGGAGATAGATTTCGTCAAACTCTCGGAAATCCTCCTGCGTCCCAATGGTGAAGAAGCGCGAAAACTATTCGAACAACTATGTCTCCTGCACGAGGTTTCTGAAGCGAAGCGGTTCGATGATTTGCTTCGGCATGCGGAAGCGTCTGGCGTCGTCGTTTCGAATAAAGCGACCCCAGCTGACGTTGCATTG